CGTTAGCAACTTCACCAGTGAAGGCTTGCTCAGTGAATCGTGCAAGACCCATCAATGTGTTACGAGTTGTAGGAGGAACAATCAAGAAACGATCTGACATAGGAACGTCATTGTCATCAAGTCTCTGGATTGATCTACGGATACCAGCATCACCAAGTGCAGCAGCATTTGAAGATGAAGAGTTGTAAACCGTAGCACCAGTAGAACCGATGAAAGCGTTTGTTGATGCAGCAGCAGTAGCGTAGTCATTAGTACCAATAGTAGCACCGTTAACTCCACGACCAAGCTGGATAAGGTCTGTATCAACCTGAGTAGCCAAAGCATAACCAGCATCGTCTGTGTAGAACTTACGCAGAGAAGCTAGTGCTTGTGTTTCTACGATATCCTCGATCAAACGTGAATACTCGTAGTGCTTGTTAATAAGAACCTGCTGCTCTGACTCAGTTGCAGCAATAAGCGTTACCTGAGTAGAAGCTGCCTTCGCAGATGCAGAACCACGAGTAGGCTTCGGAATATGAAGCGTATCGCCTTTCTTACCTTTGAAAGACATTTTAGAAAACAAGTTTGCAGCAACAAGATTAGCCTTATATGCTGCAATAATTTCGTCGGACCAAATCTCTGGGATAAATTTATCCGCAGTAGTCTTGGTCACATGGTTAGTACCTAGTGCCATTTTTTATTTCCTTTCTATTTGACACGTCCCTCTGCATAAGCAGCCATAATTTCATCTGCCATAGCATCGTAACGTGCTGGATCACGTAAACGTAAATTAATAAGATCAGCCCGTCGATAAGTTTTTCTTGAAGTCGGAGCAGGTGAACCAGTATCTACTGCTGCAGTTTTTAAAGTCCTAGCTGTTTCTTTCTTTGCTTCTGTAACAACATCTGGAGTTTGAGTAGATTGTTGACGTTGCTCTACAGGATTCATTGCATTCCATGTTGAAATTAATTCAACAGCAGAATTATAATCATACTGTGAGTGAGCTTCTGTAAACAGTCTAGTTCTTATCGGAGATGCTTTGACCCATTCAAAAAATCTTGAGTCTTGTATTACATCATCAAAGTTTGGAAACTGATTCCTAAGTCTTTGAGTTACCTGCTGTTGCTTATATTCAAAAGCCTGTTGCTTTGCTTGTTGAATTGCAGGATGATTATCTACAGCTTTATTTACTGCACCTACAGGATCTTCTAAATAACTTTCTGCAGGGTCTTTCTCTTCTTCTTGAGGGGTTTGTACAGCTTGTTTTTGAGAGAGTTCTCGTTGAAGAAGTTCGTCTGCTAGTCTCCTAGCTTTACCTACTTCTTGAGCTTGTCTGCCGATTAGCTTTTCTGATTCTTGATGCATCTTGATAATCTCTGCCATAGATTTACCACGATACTTATCTGGAATCTCAGGTTCTGGGTTGGTCTCTACTTCAGGTTCTTCTACCTGCTCTTGAGCTTCCGTTTCCTGTGCTAGTTCATCAACACTATCAAACTCAATATCTTCTTCAATCGGTTCTTCAAATGTAGCCATATATTCTCCTGTCACGTTTGTGATTGTAGGAATTAAAAAATATCACCAGACGCTAACCCTCTCTGCGCTTATTGGCGATTCTTGTTGCCTCTTCGTGTTTTCTAGCCCATGCATCTGCAGCAGTTGGAAAGTCTCCCGACACTCCTTCTAATGCTATACGTGGTTTAGATATAATACGTAGAGACATACACTGACAAGCAGGACACTCAATAGCGTTTACCTCCTCGTCAATATACTTTTCAGTAGTGTGATTTTCTTCACACCTAAATTCAAATATTCTTTTGGTCATTGTTTAGTTGCTCCCATGCTTCCTCAGAAAGTTGTTTGAGAGTTCTAATCCAATGCAGGACATCTAACTGTCCCTTACGAAAGTTTAGTTCGTCAAAGCTCTTAGTAGCCATCAAACTATTTCTTTCGTCCATCATTAATTCAATGTCAGCTACTAAGTCTTTCCAGCCCTTAGTAGCCATCATGTCAAATCTTGCTTCGTAATACTCTTGAAGGTCTTTGTCCAATATGGAGTCCTTTATTAAGTTACTGTAATGCATAAATGAGAATGATTATCATTTACATTAAGAGGCATTATACCACAAAATAACTTATTTGTCAAGCATTATTTTGTTGCATCTGTACTATTTTTTCATTTGATTCTATGTCTCTTTCTTTAAGAAGTACTTCAGCAGTCTTAACTCGTTTATCAAACTCATTCTTATCACGAGTATTAATATTAGCAGACAAGGTTCTAATCAAATCAATCTTAGCTTTCTCATCAAGCAACGATGTTTCAGCTAGTATTTTCTGTGCTCTAGCTTGTGCTTCCTGTGCATCAGCAGCAGACTCTTGCGCTCTAGCATTAAGCTCATTAGCTTGAGCTTGTACAAGAGCCATCTGTAGTTGTTGTGCTTGTTGCTGTGCTTGTACAGTTGCTGGATCAGGTTGTGACATCTGATCTAACTGTGCCATTAGCTGTTCTTTGTTTAACAACCCTGATGTACTAATAATACTTCTTAGTAGTATAGGTACAATTGGTGAGTTAGGTCCAAGCGTTTGCATTAAACCAATTAACTGTTGTTGCTCGTACTCTCTTGCAATAGCACCAATGCTTGACATTGTAGTAAACTTAAAGTCACGCATTGGATAACGATCAGGATCAAACTGCATATATCTGTACGCAACCTTCTTAACCATTGGGATAATGAAGTCGTCCTGAAACGAAGCCATCGCCACTTTGTTTTTCTTGACGATAGCAGACATGGCTAGTGACATACCCATACCATTGTTTTGTCCTGCTGTAGATGCTGCACTCTTGACCAACTCAGACGAGTCTAGTGTGCCAGTAGCTTGTAGCAGCATTGCTTCAAAACCTTTAGCTGTTTCATAGTTAGAAGCATCAGTAGAACCAAATTTAAATGGTTGGAGGATTTCGGCAGGGTTGCCGTTAGTCAGTATGTTTTTACCAGGTCTGACTTCAAACTTCATGCCTCTTGGCAATCTTGTAGCATCAATGCCCATCATAGGTGCAGTAGTCAACGCCAGAGAGTCCATGTGAGACCGTAGCTGGGCATCAATAGCTTTCTGCATATTGTACCCCTTCTCGACCGTTCCAACGCCGTAGAAGCGTCCAGGACGAACCTCAGGTCTATATGCAATGATAGGTCTATCTTTCATCATGTATGGTGATGCTTCTGCTTTTAGTAGATGATAATCATTAGCAATAACAATAATAGCTTCTACTAAATCAGTTACATTATCAGCAGCAGAATCTTCAGGGAACAAGTCTACAACTTCATCACCATCATTTTCTAATTGCTCTAAGTATTCTCTAGGTACAAGACCATAGTACCGCATGATCTTAACTTTATCATCTTGATAAGAAGTAGACTCTACTCCACTAGGTTCTAAGTCATCGCCTTCGTAATGAGGTTCAATAGCACATTTACGATATACACCAGTTTCTATACCACGTACTACTTGATACAAACTAACGTACTCTTCTACTGCTACACCTAATGAATTATCAATAGAATCAGCATTAGGATCAATAAGAAGATTACGTGGATGTACAGGTTTAACTTTAACTGTAACTTTTTCTTTTTCAGTTATACCAACAGCAGCTACCTGTTGTCCAGGCATTTGTTGTGTTGTTGGTATCTTTTCTAGTTCAGTCTTAACAAGTACCTCACCTATACCAGTACCATATATTTCTGCTAACTTAACAATAGAACTAACATTATTAATGTATGCATTATTATGAGTATCTTCAATTAGAAGAGCTTGCATAATTTCTATATCAGTTCGATTACCATCAGCTAAGTCATCTCTTATTTCAAAGAGTTTACCAGATCCTGCAAAGCCTTCCATAGTTTCTGCAACCCTGTTATCAACAGCTTGACGAGTTGCAGGACTAATGATTTTACTACGCTCACTATCCCTAGTACGATCTTCAGCAGCCCAGATACCATAATAAATCCTTTCGTATTCATCCCATTTCTGTTCGTAATTAGTATCACGCCAGTCTCTCCACTTATCACAGTGTTCAACTACAAATGATACTAGCTCTTTATCACTTTCAGTA